AATTTGCTCGATGATATTTAAATTAGTATTTGTTTTTGTTCCCCAAGTACCGGCATTTTCACCGGTTGCCATTAATTCTACGCCAAGCGCTGTAAATGTTGATGCCATATTATTTTCTCCTTAATCAATTAAGCAGCATGATTTACATCTGTATAAGATGTATTGCCAGTTATGTCAATATCTTTGTAACCTATTGTTCCAAAGCCAGTTGTACCTATTTCTGCGGTTGCTTCAACCCCTGTTAATCCCATAACATCTTCAGGTGCAATTGATCCAACTGCAGACGTTGCTGATACTCCTGTTAATGGAACGCCTATTTCTGGAATAATAGCTCCAACTGCAGAATTTAAAACAGCTGGTGTATCCACACCATCAAGACCAATTCTAATTATTAATACCTCTGTTACTTCTATTTCTCCAACACTTACTGTTGCTGATTGTCCACTTGGTACATATGCAAATTCTAAATTAATAGAGCCTACACTAGATGTTGCTGATACTCCTGTTAATGGAACACCTATACCAGATACAATTGCTCCAACACTTGCTGTTGCTGATTGTCCACTTGGTACATATGAAAATTCTAAATTAATAGATCCAACATTAGATGTTGCTGCACTAGGTGCAGTTAGTCCTACGACGTCCGCAGGTAACAAAGATCCAACACTTGCTGTTGCTACTGGTAATGCAGTTAATTGAACTAATTTATTAAATGAGTCTCCGTAAGGTTCTTCACCCCAACCATTTCTACCCCAACCAACTAACGTACCGGCATTATCAAAGTCTCCGACTTGAGAAGTCATTTGACTTGGAGCCGTTAAATCTGCAATTGAAAGTTGAGTTGTTGTTAAAGATCCTAATGAAGATGTTAAATTAGTAGGTGCAGTTATAGGAGCTTCTATAAATTGTTCAGCAATTAAAGATCCTAATGATGTGCTTAAACCAGCAGGTGCAGTTAAAGCGACAGCAAAGTTTACACCCCAACCATCATTACCCCATTGAGCTCCACCCCAACCGTTTTGGTTGAAAGCTGTTATAGAACCAACTGAAGTAGTTGCTGATTGACCAGTTAAAGTAATTGTAACAGTATTAGATTGCCAGGAGTTTTCTCCCCAGGCTACTGAAGGACTATCACCACCCCAGATAGATGCCATAAGGATTTACCTCCTTATGCTATTCTAACTATAGCCGTTGTCGCTGCTTTAGCTGGGAATTGAATAGTAAAAGTTCCACTTGAAACTGTTTTGTCTCCACCAAAAGCTACTGCACAAACAGCAGGATCACCTGTTGCAGTGTCATTGTAGATTAAACATCCATTCGCTGTGAATGATGCTGACGTAAAACTAACGTCATCAAAATCAGCACAAGCTGTTGATCCATCTAAAGATGGAGTAATGTTTGTTAAAGCTTTTCCGCCTGCAGTGTAAGCAGATCCAGAAGAGTTAGTGATTTCATTTGATGTAGAGTAAGCAGTAGTTGATGCACTTAGAGTTGCAGAACTTGTATATAATGCAATTTTAAAAGTGTTTCCTGTAGACGCTGTAAAGTTATGAGTCGCAGTCATAAGTTCGTTTTTAAAACTGTTACATATTGCCGATGTTATTGCCATAATTTTTTCTCCTTATTTATGGAGACGGTGACTTAACTGGTATTCTAACTGTTCCGTCAGTATAATCGTCTCGTCTTCGTCTACCCAGTTGCATTCCTGCGAACTGTTGTATTGCATTTTTATACTTATTTTCATACAGTGTCAACATATCTATTGGACCTTTTAAAAATCCATATGCCTCCACCAAACAAGCATACAACAAACCTTGTGGGAAATATGTGCTTAAATAAGTCTCTGAATTTCCATCACTCCCAGAACCTAATCCTGTAGGATATTTATTATAATATACTCTAAACATATAATTTGCGTCAGGTGTAGGAGCTAAATACATACCCCCAGATGTTGTGCTAGATGTGCCAGTTGCCCCACCAAACATAGCATAATATTTAGGAAGACCGGTTACATCTTGTGCAGTCAAATCTCCTTCTGGTCCTGTTAATCTATCTACATATTCTGATAAATAGGTTTGATCTTTTTTCTCTAACCAAGTTCCTTTTCCTTGTGTGTTAGCTGTAGAATCAAAAACTTCTATACCTCTTATAAATAAAGCACCTGCTGGCGCATTAATCGTATTATCATCTGCAACTAAAGTCCCCTCTTGAACTTTTCTATCAGCGTCCATTGGAAGTTCTTGATTGATTCTCATTTCAGCTGCCATGATAATTCCATCTATAATAGTTGTAGATAAAACATCTGAACTTACTTCTGTGTAATCCCTAATCGCATTAGTTAACGTAGTATATGTATATTTTGAAATTCCTGACATAATTATGGTCTATCATTTATGGGTCCAATTGTACATTGAAAACCACCCCCTGTTTCCGTGCTTGATGCAGCGTTAGTTAGTGTAATATTTATACCGTCAAATTGTGTAGTTGTAGATGGTTGACCTGTACCTGGAACCGATGTTTCATTTAAAGAAACAACTTTATAACCACCAAAAACTTTTGCTAAATTAGAATGAGATCCAGCAACTGTAGGTACAGGAGCTGTTCCTCTGTAAGGTGCACTTGTTCCTCTAGTACAGCCTGTTAATTGATTTGTAGATCTTCCTGTATATTTTATAACTTCGTTTCTATATTGTCCTACAAGTAATGGATCACTTGTATCATTAGGAGTTAATACTTTTTCAATTACTATAAATCCAGAAGTTGGAAATTCAGAACCATCTGTTAAGTTAATTGTAGTATCGCTATCTGTTATCGCCCCATTTAAAGTAGTAGACATTTGTAATGTTGAAACTGCTACACCACCTACCGGAGATTTAACATCTCTAAATCTAACAAAATCATTTACTTGTAAAGCACCATTTGGAAAATTAATTTTTAATGTAGTGTTAGATGCAGTTACAAAAGGATTTTCAGGTAAAAAATCTTCTGTTGGAAATTCTGTTCTAGCAGTTCTCGCATGTTGTAAAGCTTGTGGGTCAGCACTTGTTGGTTTAGGATCTAACTGTGGTTGTTTAGGCTCGTACTCTGAAACATGAACCAGGGCACCATTCCATTCTCTAACCATTTCGTTATATGGAAAAGCCATACCAGATCTATCTGAAATCGCTAAAGCATATTTACCTTGTGAAAAAGTTGTCATTAACCAATACCCGGATAATAAATTTTAGGTGAAATATATGTAGAATTAGAAGAACCGTCTTCATCTTCAGCTCTTAACAATTCGTCTTCATATAATAATTTTAATTCTTGAACTCTTGGTGGTGCATATTTTACAGCTAAGTAATATGATAAACCTGCAATCATACACGGCACAAATCTATATGGCACGTCTGTTGCATTTGTATAAGCACCTACATCATCAATTCTTTTTGTGTAATAAAAATTTATAAAATCACCAGCTTGTGAAGTACCTGGTGTTAAATATAAAGTAACAGTTGTTTTATCAATAAATCTTTGAACCCAATATTGTGTGGGTAGACCTTTACTTGTTTTATTAGAAAACCCTTGATATTGCGATCTACTAATTTTTGTCATAGGTGTGTCTACATTTGTAGATGCAACCCTGTAATTTAATTCTTGTATATCAGTCATTCCGTTTGGAAACTGTAGAACAGTATCACCACTGCTGTGTGTAGCAGCTGTGCTTCCGTTAACACCTCTGACACATCCAGTTAAATTTAAACTAGATACACCACTGTAAGTAATTTGTTCATTATTAATTTTTATAGTACCGCCGGTTGTAGGCAGTCCGGTAACTGAAGCAACACCAATAGTTGTTACAGTTGCATTTATACCTGCAGATAAAGTTGTGCTGATACCATCCGAAGTACCGTCGGATGGTGATCTAAAAAATGTATATACTGCTTGACCATCTACTAAAGTTACATTTTGATTTTTAACTTCCCAAAAATGTAATCCTCTATTTCCCCATTCGGAAAATAAAATATTTAAAGATCTTTTAGCAGTTTTTAACTGATAACCAGAAACACTCTGCATACCAATACGTTCGTATGCATCTTCAATAATCTCATCTATTCCAAGGTTCTTATCAAAAACATAAGAACCAGAGGTAGTGTTAGCCATACTACGCTCCTGTAATAGTTAACGTAACGCTTCCGTCAGATCCACCTGTTTGTGTTAAGGTTGCACAAATTCCATCTTTACAAAGAATTCCAGAACCTGGAACATAAACTGCTAACCCTTCAGTATCGTATTTAAAAGTTGCTACTAAGTTACCTGCACCTGCACCACCTGTTGTAGCACTATCGTGTAAAAGTAAAACAGAACCTGCTTCTCCTCTACCTTGAATAGAAGTAATTCTAGCTCTACCTGCTCTTAACAGTGATATAGCACCAGTATCTTTTTGTAACGTTGTTTGATCACTTGAAAATGATCCACCGCCGCCTATTGACATAATTTTTCTCCTTATATTTTATGTGGGGCCGAAGCCCCACACTAAATTAATTATTATGAAAGGTTATTGTTCTGTAAGTAACTAATAGTTACTGTAGCAGCACCTGCTGAAGCGTCGTCGTTTGCACCGTTATAGATGAAACCGATTCTAACATCAGAAGTTCCAATATCTTTCCAGTTTGCACATAATGCAGCTGTTCCTAAAGCTATTTTACCAACTGCTGCAACATTTACGTCATTAACGTATAAGTCTGTATCTGCAGATGATCCAACTTCAAGTATGTCCGCTCCTGAATCGTTGAACGCAGTTTCTACGTTAACATCGATTCTTACGATTTGAGAGTTAGCTGGGATTATCACATTAGTGTCAGTTGCTGCACCTTCTTGTCCGAAAGCAACAGAAAATGATTGAGCCATTAAAACTTGACCCGTATTTTTAACATCAGTTCCAACAGTAGTACCTGTCGTATTTTTAATAGTACCAGCTAATATTGGTCCTGAAAATGTAGTTTGTGCCATAATTATATCCTCCTAGTTTACGAATACTGTCTCTAGGCCGTCGACTATACTCGTCAGTATTCTAATTAAATTGTATAGTGTAATTTTTATATACTAGTTTTTAGTAGAGTGCAAGAGAGCCTGTAATGTGAATGAGATTTATTCAACGATGTAGCTTTTTTATTAAGTAGCTACAGAAACTTGTGGAGCTGCACCTTCGACAGTATTCTGTCTGTGAGCAATAGCTGCTTCTTCCAGCTTGATCTCAGTGATGACTTGTCTAACTTTGTCATCAATTCTGACCATTTCAAGAGTATACCTACCATTAGATAGATGCTCCTGTTCCCACTTCAACTCCAAGGACCTTTTTTGTTTGTAAAGGTCTTGTATCATGGATAACCTCCTCATAGGTTATTCGGTTAGTCTTGTTATCATAACTGATTCCAAGATCTTCCCAGTTTATACTCTTTTCTCCAAGTTTGTCAAGGATGGCATTTTCAAGAGATTCTGGATTATCTTCAGATAATACCTCAAATCTTGCGTGATGGTCGTATGCCCAAATATTTACTAGGAATTTTTTCATGGTTTTATCTTTCTATTTATTAATTGTGGCGAGACTGTGTCCCGCCACAAAAAATTATTTATTATGCTCCTGGTGAAGCAAATACACCTCTAGGGTCTGATACGCCAAATACGTATCTTTCTCTAGCTTTGTATCTTACATTACCAGTATCGAAGTCACCTTCCATTTTAGTAGTCAATGGAGATCTTTCGAAATGTTTCATACCATTTGGCACGTCTGTGATAATGTAGAACGCATCTGTATCAGTTAAAAAGTTATTGATACTGTATCCTTGAGGAATCATCCCCATAGATCTTAGTGCGTTGATATCATTATCAGCAGTTCCAACTCTACCAGCAGAAGCCATAAGTCTTTCAGCTGTGAATTGTAGTGCAGATGGAACGATCATTTTAACAGCTTTAGCAGCAATCTTTAAACCTCTTTCATCAGTCATAGCAGCAATGTCAATCATTGATTGCTCTAATGAAGTTTCGTTTAAGTCCGCAGCTGTTGCCAATGTATTACTGAAAGTTCCAGCAATAGTTGGGTGAGCTGTATTAAACAAAGTAACACCATCACCAGAAGTGAATGATCCACCAGGTAAACCATTGTTAAATGGATTAACTGCTTTTACTTGTTTAGTTTGAGACATAGATCTTGCTAGTGCTTTTGTGTATCTAGAAGCAAGTCTGTCATACAGGTTGTCTTCAATAGCTTCCTCAGTGATAGCAAACGCTAACGCAATTGTTTCGTTAGTGTATCTAGCTGTGAAAGTTTCTTGAGCTTGATCGTATCTTACACCAGAACCTTCAGGTTTAACTGATGCTTGAGCGAATCCTGATAACATAACTTCTTCTTCAAAAGCTCTGTCAGATGACTCAGTAGTATAAATTTCAGCTGACTGATTTTCATACTGTTTATATTC